ACAAAGACGGAAACCAAGTCACTGTTGATATGGCTGCTGTCAATGCTTGGGTTGACCCTAACGCATACAAAGACAAACGTGCCAAAGCATACCCATCAATTGCAGACCAACTTGATTTGCTGTACCACGGTGGCATGGACACTTGGAAGGCAGCAATCACAGCGGTAAAAGAGGAGTTTCCAAAATGACCACATCAATAGGCGGCACAACACTACAAGAAAAGTTTAATGAAGCGTTTGAGTACAAGGAAGGCAGCTTATTTTGGAAAGTTAGCAATACCAATGCAATAAAAATTGGTCAAGAAGTTGGAACTGAGTTTCCTCGTGGATACAGACGAGTAAGCCTTGCTGGTAAGATTTATACGGTTCATCGGGTTATCTGGACTATGTTTCACGGAACACCCTCAAAAGAAATTCACATTGACCATATCAATGGCAACGCAGCAGATAACAGAATTGAAAATTTAAGACTTGCAACCAATTCACAAAATTGCTGCAATAGACGCATGAAGCCAAACAATACTGGCATTAAAAACGTGTCTTTTGTAAAAGAATGTCAAAAGTATCGTGTTGCTTTACAAACGAACAAAAAGCGTAAATTTTTTGGTTATTACGAAGACCTTGAACTTGCAGAATTTGTTGCCTTGGAAGCACGTAATAAATATCACGGCAAATTTGCTAGGAGTTAACAATGACAGCCTCAATCAACGGCACGGCAGGGATTACTTTTAATGATGGTTCTGTATTAGGCTCACAGCTTGGTATTTTTAACCGCATTATTGACGGTGGCTTTACCATTAACCAGCGTGGATATGTTTCAGGCACTTCATTGCCTTCAGGTACTTATGGGCATGACCGCTGGAAGGGTGGAGCATCCGCAGGTACTTACACATTTACCCAAGGCGCATTAGGTGTAAACACAACCATTACCATCACGGCAGGAAGCATCATTCAAGTGGTTGAGGGCTGTAACCTACCTGAAGGCGGTACTTATGTGCTGTCTTGGACAGGCACTGCACAAGGGCGTTTGAATGGCGGCACTTATGGTTCTAGTGGAACTGTAACGGTTACAGGTTGGGTTGCTGGCACTAATTTAAACGTGGAATTCAATACAGGCACTTGCGGAAATGTTCAGCTTGAAAAAGGCAGCACAGCCACATCGTTTGACTATCGGCCTTATGGGACGGAGTTGGCTTTGTGTCAGCGGTATTTTGAATTGACAAGCCCTATAGGAGTAATAGCTACTTCAAATATGTGTTACGGAAATATAATTTACCTTGTAGCGAAACGATCAGCACCCAGCTTTACTGTTAGATCGGGTGGACTAAGATGGATACAGTTTGGAGTTGTTGATGTATCTTCTACCTCTGCATTGTCCATAAATGTTTCTTCAAACAATGCTGTTTACTTTGCCCAGGCAGTTAGTGGTGTTGCAGCAGGAGGAGTTATTTTGGTTAGCCAAAACACTTTAGAAGTAAATTCGGAGTTATAAATGTACAAACAAACGACAAACATATTGGGTGGTGAGCCAGTTTGTGTTATCAAACTTCCAAGCACAACAATCCCATTTGACCCTGCTAATTCAGACTACCAGCAGTACCTAGCTTGGCTTGCTGAAGGCAACACACCACTACCTGCGGACGAATGATTGATGCAATTGCTTCTGCTCAAGTACCGTGGCCCAATACCGAGACAAAAATCGTGTTGGTGTGCCGCGTCGTACTGCCGAGCGAGAAGTATGGAGCCAATGAGTTTTTAGACAAGGACGGGAGGGTGTGCCGCTGGGTTGTGGAGGTCAAGAATGATCGACCCAATTAGCGCATTCGCCATAGCACAGGGTGCTATAAAAGGAATCCAAGCCGCAATCAAAATGGGCAAAGATGTGCAGGGCATCACGAATGACGTGATGAAGTTTTTTGATGCCAAGGACAAGGTTGCCAAGGAAGCGGTCAAAGACCCAAAGAAGAAATACTCTTCTGATACTAGTCAAGCAATGAGTACCGTCATGCAGTTGCATGAACTGAATAAAGCTGAAGAAGAACTGAAGTGGCACTTTATCAACCAAGGCCACAGCCAGCTTTGGAATCAGATTATTTTAGAGCGCAACAGCATTGTGCAGCGCAGGAGAACGCAAGAAATACTAGATGCTAAAGCGGCTAAGAACAGGAAAGCAGAGATTGACGAGGCCATCACAATGGGACTTTGTATTTTGGTGGCCGCCGCAATCATCATGTTGGTGGCTTGGGGTGTTATATCAATGAAAGGAAAATTCTGATGGACTGGTTAAAACAAATTGCTCCCACTATTGCCACGGCAATGGGTGGCCCATTCGGGACGCTGGCTTATGGGATGGTGGCGAAAGTTATGGGCATCTCGCCTGAAGACGCACAAAAGACTATTGAATCAGGCAAGTTAACAGCAGACCAAATTGCTCAAGTCAAGATCGCTGAGATTGAGCTTCAAAAGCAAGCCAATGAACTTGGTCTTAATTTTGAAAAGTTGGAAGTTGAAGACCGCAAATCAGCGCGTGATATGCAAGCCTCGACCAAATCAATAGTGCCGCCTTTGCTGGCTGGTGCTGTGACCTTTGGTTTTTTCAGCATCATGGGAATGATGTTTTTTAGCAAAATTGACAGTAGCAACCCTGCCATCTTGATGATGCTTGGCTCATTGGGTACGGCTTGGACGGGCATCATTGCCTATTACTTTGGCTCGTCGGCAAGCTCTCAAGCTAAAACAGATCTATTGTCGAAAGGCGCAAAATGAAAGAGAACTTTGAATCAGCTCTGGCCGCAGTGCTCCACCACGAGGGTGGCTTTGTAAACCACCCATCAGATCCCGGCGGCATGACCAACCTTGGCTGCACCAAGGCTGTGTGGGAGAGCTGGGTTAACCACCCGGTCAGCGAGGCCGACATGCGTGCGCTCAAGCCTGCTGATGTGGGGCCGCTTTACAAGGCCAAGTATTGGGACAAGGTTAACGGTGATGAGCTGCCAGCTGGCGTGGACTACGCTGTGTTTGACGCGGCCATTAACTCTGGTCCGGGCCGCGCTGCCAAGTGGCTGCAGGAGGTGGTTGGAGTGGCCGCTGATGGTGCCATCGGACCCGGCACCATGAAGGCTGTGCTGGCCGTAGAGCCCGGTGAGCTGGTGTCTGCTTACTCACTCAAACGTATAAGTTTTTTGCAAAATTTAAATACTTGGCCAACCTTTGGTAAGGGCTGGGGCCGTAGGGTGACTGAGGTGGCAAGTGCTGCTGGCTCGATGGCCAACAGCACGCTTGCTTAATTACTGAGCTGCGCCCAATGCTGCGATCCGCTTGGAGTACGCAGCTGTATGCCTGATCCGCTCGACAGAATCAACCCGCTTGAGAGTCTCTTCGTTGACATTCTTGAGCTCCTTGAGAGCAGTCATGCGCTCGCGTGCAGGCCGCTTACCAGCTCGCGCAGTCTTGTCCGCAATGGACTCATAGGCATCTTGCCACTCTGCAAGCGTAGCGTGAGCAGAATGCGCCTGCTCTTTACCCGGAAGCAGTAGCTTGAATTCCCCAGCATCTTCACCAGTCGGCGGCTCAACAATCTCACTGTAGTCCGGCATTACCTGTGGCACTTCAACCATCTGCGATATTTCGACCACATCTGCGGCCTCTTGGTCTTGTGCAAATGCCTGCTCGATGATGGCCGGATCATTGGTAACCGCTGGGATCTCCACCGGGGCTGGCTTGGTCAGCATGTCCAGCGGATTGCGTGGAGTGATGTCTTTTGTTGGCCGTGGCTTGGCCTCTTCAGGGTAGTCCTGCGCCTCTTCTGCGGTGATCATACCCTTGAGTACGTCTGGAAACGCATCACGCAAAGCAAACCCGCGAGCTCGCATCTGCATCATGCGCTTGGGGTACGCTGACCACGGTCCCTGCTTGCCCCACAGGCCAGCTCGTTTGGCATCCTCAACTGAGAACCTAGATGTGACTGGGTTGCGTCCCTTGCGCTTGGCCACACACACGGCCACCGGGTTGGGTGTGCCTTCGTGCTCAAAATACTCCTCGACATCCTCACACACTGGGCTGGCTTGGACCAGCGCCATGGCAGCATCACCGTAGACCGATGGCTTGCCATTGATCACTGCGATATTTTGCAGAGCCTGCATGGGTGCCAGCCCCATCTCCATGCCCCACTGGACACAGACCAAGATGTCCTGCGGCTTGCCTTGGTACTGCTTGGGCACCATGTTGCTGCTGGCCAACATGTCACTGAAGGTCATGGCCTCAGTGAGGGTGGTGGGGGCAAAGCCCCGGTTAGTGGTTAATTGCATTTTTCTCTTCCTCGGTTAAGTAAGTCTTCATCGTTGTAAAAATAAGATCAGCCATTGCGTCAACAAACGCTTCAGCCTCGTGGTCTTGTACGTCTGGCGCACAGATATCTAGTAGCCGATCAACTGCACGGTCATACGCGCTTTTAATTGCGGGTCTATTCGGTAGGTTCATGACATCTCTTTGATTGACAGGACCGATTGGCGCACAGAGTAGGCATCCTTTGCCGGGACCAAGCGCTCTGCAGCTGCCTTGTAGTTACGCATTGGCCAGCTGATCACGTAGCTACCAACCCGGCCACGCTCTGCTTGGCCAAGCTCTTCTTTGATCTGCTTCTCTGCCTCTTCAATGTCGGACTCTGCAGCTCGGATGACTGCCTTGCTGGCCAAGATGGACTGGGCCAGAAAGGACGTTTCAACACTGAGCTCAACCTCATCCTTCACTGCGTTTGGGTAGATCCGGTCCAGCTCCTTGCTGCTGGCTGGTGGGTACCAATCTATCTCTGTAGTCTCGCGGTACTTGTCCAGCTTGGACTCAAATTCTTTGACAGCCTCATAGATCGCAGACTGGGTGCCCTTGTGTGGCGCGTACAAAAAGATGCGGAGCTCGATGCCTTGGTACAGCACACACACAGCGCCCCACTTGTGGCCAGTGACCAGCATCTGACCCTGCAGCTGGATGGGGCCACGCGCAAGGTGGGGGGTGTCTTCCGGCATAGTCTTGGTGACCTTGGCCTCAAGCACTCCGGGACCATCCAACACGATAGAGTCTTGGCCAACCACAAAGATGCCCTTGTCTGGGTCCGAGTAGATCTCTTGGCCAGTGCCGTAGCCCACGCCATCCAGAGAGCACGCAAGCGCAATGTCTGGGTGTTTGTATGCCTGACCAATTTGCGTGTCAAATTCGGCCACTTTAAGCCGCTTGGCAGACTCTATGAGCACGACTGGCTCAAGCGTATTGCCCCAGCCCATGGCCTCGTTGCCAATGTCTGGCCGCTCTTTGCCATCGATGGCGTTGATGCTGAACTGCAGCTCATCGTTGGGTGTGCTGTATTTGCTGTAGCCCATCAGGCCCGGCAGCCGGGAAGCACTCATCTCTTTGTCATCGGTTAATTTTCCAGCCATGATTTACTCCTGTGATAAACAATAAACACGCACGATTCTCGCGTGCGCTTCTGGGTGTGCGGCCTCGGTGTAACCGATCCGCTTAAACTGCTTGGTGCGGAAGACCGCGCCCAAGACAGATGGGTGGACACCCGGCGGCACCTCGATGATCTGCCGGATGTCATTGATAGATACTTGGCCAGCCTGCTTGGCCACCAGCACAGCCAGAGCTCGGCACCGTGCCAAGAACTGGTGGTCTGTGTGCTCAAAGATGTCTAGCTGGCGGTCCCGCATGGCCCGGCCCAACTCTAGGTTTGCTGCTGTCATACGGTTACCCCAAGAAAAGTAGGACTGCAATAAACAGCACAAAGGCCGCAGCTGCAAGGGTTTTTTGGCCAGCGGTCTCGTGACGTTCTGGCGTGTAATTTTGACGGTAGTTGCTCATAGATCTCCTTTGGTTAACGCCCAGACCGGGCTAAATACACTACAGGTAGTGTTAGTTGATGCGGGACAGCAAGTTGGAGACCTGTGTAGGACCCCAGTTGGTGTTACCGCGTGGTGTTTGGATGCCGCGTGCTTCAAGTGCAGCTGCGATGTCGCGCATGGTTGTGGCACCAGACTTGGTGATGATCTCGCGCACGATTGGGCCAACCCGGCCGGCGTAGTTGTCAGCCTTGGCGATGACTACCTTGGTGCCTGCAACGCTGCCTATCTGTGGGGCTGGGCTGCCAAGGACCTTGCCCTGCAGCTTGAGCTGGGCCAGAGCTGACTTGGTACGCTCGGAGATCTTGCGTGCTTCCCACTCGGCAAACACGGCCATCATTTGCAAAAAAGTGCGGTCTGCTTCCGGCATATCGGCACAAACGAACTGAACGCCGGACTCAAGCAGGCCAGAGATGAAGTGCACGTTACGTGCAAGGCGGTCCAGCTTGGCAATGACCAAGGTGGCCTTGGCCTTCTTGGCGGCAGACAGAGCTGCAGCCAGCTGCTGGCGGTCATTCTTGCGGCCGGACTCGACTTCAGTGAACTCGGCCACCAGCTCGGCCGCACCAATGTGCTTGGCCACAGCTGCACGCTGGGCATCGAGGCCAAGACCTGATTGGCCTTGGCGGTCAGTGGATACACGGTAGTAGGCTACGTATTGCATGATCAAGCCTCGCACTGGTCAAGCAATGCGTCTAGCTTTTTGTTGAGCAAGTCAACTTTGCGCTGTGCTGCAGGCTTTAGAAAGGTTTGATGGCCAGAGTGGTAGGCTTTGTCGCCACCAATGTAGTTGGCAGAGGTGTGCTCGATGCGAGCGATCTGCAACTCAATGCTGTGGATCTGTTGGGCTAGTAAGGTCATGTTTAACTCCTTTGCGCTTTATCTGCGCGTTGAACACAGACGTAGTGTAGCACGGTTTGTATATCGCCTGTCAACTAGGTGTTTTCCCTTGGTTTTCAACTTATTTGCAACAAGCTATATCGGCGTGATATATTCGCAGCCCATGACCACACCTAAACTTAAACCCTTCCTGATGCGCCTGCACCCGGCCACACGCGAGCTGCTTGACAAGGCAGCTGTTGACCAGCGGCGCAGCATCTCATCCTTGATTGACCAATCTGTGCGAGACCAGCTCGCACCACGCTACGGTGGGCTGCAGTCCCGGCTGGATCGGTTTGTGTCCCGGGTGGTGACCAATGACTGATACCGTCTTGGCGCTGGACCTTGGCACCACCACTGGCTGGGCATGCAGGCCACTGGACAACAACATAGCCCACGGCTGGGTCAGCTTCAAGCCCGGCAGGTACGAGGGTGGCGGCATGCGTTACCTGCGTTTCAAGCAATGGCTGACTGAGCTCA